TGATACGCTGAAAGCCTATTTCACCGGCCTACATGGGGAAATGTACGGGGATTTAATTTTCAAGGTGCATTTGTATTTACTTCCTTTCGGTAAATACAAGATAGCACATTTGCATTTACCTGTCAAGCGTAAATATAAAAAATAATCAAGATTTTTCGCAAATACGGCAGCTATACAATATAAAGGGCTGAAAAATGTTTCCGCTTTCAGATCAGGCCGGAACCCCGGCAGCGCCCACGCCGCCCCGGTAAAACCCGCCGCCGATCAGCCGGGAAAGAAAAAGCCGCCGACCCCGGAGCGGGAGATCGGCAGCTCTATTATAGTCGCAGACCCTCGCCAGAAAGTCGTAAAGTCGTTCGGGCGAAAGTCGTAAAGTCGCTCGGCATAGTCGTAAGCCATAGTCGCAAAAGTCGTGAAAGTCGCTCAGTCCTCCGGGTCATAGTCGCTGGACGCACCCACCACATCTTCCAGATACTTCTTCTCCAAGTCCTCGGCGGGAACCTGATCTCCGAGCTGCTGGTTGGGAGTCAACACGACCTCCTGCTTGTCCGCATAGCCCATGTTGTTCTTCATCAGGAAGATACCGGCGACCGGATTGATCTTCCCGTTCTGCATATAACTTTCCATCTGAGCGTTCAAAAGTTGATACGCCTTTTTAATCAAGTTACGGCTTTCGGCGGGTAGCGTCTTACTATCTACCCCATTTGCCCATGCCCATATCGTCTTTCTGTCCACTCCGAAAGCCAATGCCATACCAGCAACTGAGGGCTTCATATCGTCCTGAGCGCACAGAGCAAAGTACATTCCCATACGCTCTTTGACTTGTTCAGGCTCTCTCACATTCACATCAGGCCAATCCAGCATGACCATCGAATGTTGCAAATATTTTCTATTGTCACCCGGTTCCGTATGAACGCTCAGGGCTTCCTTACGATCAGGCCGGGTGCGTTTCTTCACAATTTCATCTGCCATAGTCGTTTTCTCCTTTCAAAGTCGCCAAGGTGATAAAGGTGAGTAATCGGGTGCATTTCCCTATAACTATTTCTATATACGCGCGTATAAGAGAGAGTTATAGGCATTTATGCCCGATTACTCACCTAACTCACCTAAAATACGAAAAACAATTTTTCAAAACACGCCAATTTGAAAAAAGTCTTTGCAAAAACACTCACCTTTATCACCTTTATCACCTTGACTCATTTTTGTCATGGATTATCGGAAGGCCGTGACTGCAAAAGTCGGTTAGTTGCACTCTTTCACGAATGAGCTTCCTCATACACAAGTGACAACCAGCGGGAGAGCGGTCAACCAGACACCACTGGCAATCCTCACAGAAAGTGACGGGGAGCGTGTCGCAAGCCAGAAGGTCGTCGAGAGTAACATGACCCTGTTGTTCGGCAATTTCTGTCACATCTTTCAGCTTGATATATTCACTCGTTTTCCAACACCTCCTGAGCTATCTTCATCAGCTCGACCAAATCATAGAACCGCCGAGGGTCTAATCCGGTCTGCCGCTTCACCTTGTCCAGATGATAGGTCACGGTGTTCCTGTGCATGAAAAGTTGACGAGAGACTTCACCAATATTCATGCTATGGTTTGCCATCGCTACAACAATGTGAGCGTCTTCCTTATTCATGGTCGATCTCCTTTCGCAGCTCGTCATAGAGTTCCGAAAAGTGGCGGTTCCAGTGGCGCAGTCGCCAGAGGAATAGACAGCCTACAACAATCCATTCAACGGCGGCGATAGTTGTCAGAATGTCACTCATGTCCTATGCTCCTTTCTTGCAAAGCGGTTGAGCAACACGCTCACGGTAAGCTGACCAATCCTGTTCACATAGGGACAGTTGAAGCGGTCAGGGTGGGGAACGCTGTTGCCGAGGTCGATGACCAGATCACGGGTGTTGTAGGAAATGTCCTTCGTGATAGCCGGCGTGGCGTAAATCACCACATCACGGTTCATTGTGGCCTGCAAGAGACTCTTGGTTTTGGAGTGCGCCACCGTCACAGTTGCATTACCGAGGGTGAGGTATTTTGCCAAGTTCTGAACAGCGTGACCCCGGCCTACAATGGTAATGTCCTTAGCATGAACTAAGTCCAATGCCAGCAGGAGCGCCAAAGTTGCCTGAGACACCGATGACATTCCCTGTGAGTAGGAGTGGTCAATGTCAACCTCAGCGGTGAGCTTAATGTCAGACGGGACGGTTTCTCTGTCCACTACCACGGCCTTGTACGGAGGGCAAGGGTACTGAGTGAGGTCACAGTCAATGCCTAACAGGTCAGCCTTGCGCTTGACCGCTTTCAGAAATACGCTCTCGTAGGAACCCAACAACAGCAATCTGCCGGTAGGATGGAAGCGGGTGGTTTCCTCGTCCAAGGTGGCAGAAAGCGTTTTGATTTGCTCCATTACATCATTCATGGTACTTCTCTTTTCTTTCAAAGTCGTGGAGGGAGATCATCTTCTCACGGGTGAGCTTGTCAACCACTCGACCGATCTCCGAGTAGCCGCAGACCGCCGCCAGTCGTTCAAGGTTGCCTTTGGTCTGCGCTGTGACTACGATAGAAATACGGCGAAGGTTCTTTTTCTCAGTCTTCATCGCTTTCCTCCGTGAACACGGTTCCCTCGAACCCTTCCGCTCTGCCGAGAAGTCTCCACAGCCCTTCTTCCTGTTCACCACAGCAGGGACAGGACTTGGCGGCGATTTTTCCGAGCTTCTGAGGAAAGTCCTCGTCTTCCTCAACATACAGAAGGTGTTCACATTTACGGCACATGAAGACGGTGAACATCGAGGGTAGTGGGATAGGCCGCTTTCGTCCACAACGATGACAGACCCACTCGTGCTTCCAGTCTTCACGAGTCATTTCATTGCCACATACACACTTTTTACTCATGTTTATCCTCCATTCGGTCGCAATCGTCAGAGATTGCACAGTCTTCACAACCTTTATAATAGAAGCAGTCCCGGCAACAGGAAATGACAGGCATACACCGCTCGGCGTATTCTTCACAGTTGGCAACAGGGCAAGTGCCATCAACGCAGGCAACGCCCACATAATCGGGGCAGTATTCAGGTTTCATCATCGCTGTCCCCTTCCGTCAAAGCTCTTGCGAGATCGTCAATCATCTGGTGCATGACTCTATCGCCAATATCATCTTCGTTCTGACACCAGAAGGAAAATTTCAGGTGTAGCAACTCATGCACCAGCGTCTTTTCAAAATTGAACGGCACAATGCGGTCGCCGTAGCAGGCAGGGTTGATGATCTCAATACGAGCGGTCTTAATTGCTTCTGACCACTCGGTACAGCCTGCGGTATTACGCACCATCATTTCTTCGGGGTGAAGGTGGGTCAACAGCTTTATCCGCCACTCCTGCAAGCAGAGTTTCCGTTTCCACTTTTCCAGCAGGGCGAGTTCATCATTGGTGGCAATCATACTGTCACCTCTTGTTCACGAGGGAGCTTCACGGTGTTACCATCTTTCAGATCATCAGTGCTGAGTTGATAGGACACCAACTGCATACCGTGAGCCGTGACCTCTACGCCATTGAAGAACCCTGCAATAATGCCATCGGGAATATCAAGAGTAATTTTCATTACGGACGCTCCTTTACAATACGGATTTTTCTCAGGCGCTTACCACACCGCTTACAGACTTCATAATTGCTCTGCCAACGGTGAGAACCATTACGGCACCTGACCTGAATGTGAACATACGGGTCTACGGTGTGAATACCGAAGCGGCAGAGGATAGAGTTGCATGAACGGTTCATTAGGACGCTCCTTTCAGTCTCAGGTTCTTGTAGACAGGGTAGCCCTGATACACGACCTTGCCGCCGTGCCACTCAGGGTGAGTCTCCATATCGGCATTGAACCGTTTGGCGGAACAGGCGAAGTATCCGTTGGACTTACACCAAATTTTGTATGCGTCAAACAGGGACTTCGAGCGGGTGTTGACCCCTTCTGCCTGCTCACAGCGTTCTTCGAGGAATTGCAGGCACAAGTCATTGTCACGCTCGTACTGGTTGACCACCTTCCGCATGGTGGGAGACATTTTCAGGCCGAACCGCTTATACTTGAAGTACCCAGTGACCAGCCAAGCGAAAATGCCCTGCATAGCTTCCTGTGTCTGGAACTCGTTTTTCAGGTTCTTGTCCTGCTCCGCTTCGGTGAAGTGGCGGTTGAACTCGATCACTCGCACACGGTCGGAAGCGAACAGGGACTTATCGCTGACAGTGGGAAGATCGTTGCAGGAGAGCCAAAGGGTGAACTGTGGCAGGAAGGTCGTGGCAGTCTCATAGAGGTTCCGGGCTTTGATTTCCTCGCCGCCTGTGAGCTGCTTGATCGTTTCCTCGTCCAGCTTGCCGTACTGGTTGCTCTCTGCCATCGTGACGAACCGCTTGCCTTTCAGAGAAGCCAGCATGGGGTTCGCTGCTTCGGCGTTCTTTGACCGCTCTGCCTTACAGATGATCGACACGGGAGACACGGAAGCATAATCACCGAGAAGGTGGTGAATTGCCGAGAGCATGGTAGACTTGCCGTTGCGGGTGGTCTTGCCGTGGAGAATGAACATACATTCTTCGTTCGCCATACCCAGCATGGAGTACCCCAGCGCCTTTTGAAGATAGTCAGCCTTGTCTTCGTCATTACAAGTGACCTCTGCAACGAACTTCTCCCAGCGGCGACACCGTGCGTCCTGCAAGGTGTAGTTGAAGTTGGTCTGCATGGTCAGGAAGTCCCGCCAGTCGTGTTCCCGGAACTCCATCTTTTCCAGGTCATAGGTGCCGTTCAGGCAGTTTATGAGATAGGGGTTCGCATCAAACTGTTCTGCCGTGATAGGCATGACGCTGGCAGCGTCCTTCATGAGCCGGTCACGGAAGCGGCGGTCACCCATCTTCACGATGAACTTCATGTACTCTCTGCGGCGGTCTTCGTTGTCGATCTCCCCGCAGTAGAGGGCCATGAGGCGGCAGAACTCCTTGATCTTCTCGGCCACCAGAAGAGAGCCAATGTCCTTCCGCCATGCCCCGTTGGAATAGGTGTACCAGCACTTCGCCTCCGGGCAGAAACGGGTATCATTCTTGTAGCACTCGGAAAACAGCTCCGCCATGCCGGACTCGTCCCACGAATACCCCGTGCCGCTGATCGGGTGACTATGCTCAGGCTGTGCTTCCTTAATTTGAAACATCACACGGGATTGAGCTTCGTCCATGATGTAGCGACCATTGGAGAGCTGAAAAAGCTCCTG